TTTTTAATATAACATATACCCAGAAATTAAGCAGAACACATTTCGCATATTTCGTCTTCCGTTTCTTCTTCCATTTTCCCACCTAAATCTTTTTTCTCCGGTTCAATCGTGAATTGTTGTGCCTGATGTCGCGCCCTTCGCCGTAAATAATAAATTCCTGTCTTCAGTCCCTTCGACCAAGAATAAAAATGCATCGACGTCAAATTCGAGTAATTCGGGTCTTCCAACCACAAATTCAAACTCTGGCTCTGGCAAACAAACGCCCCTCGGTCCGCTGCCATATCAATCAATTGGCGCATCGGTATTTCCCACACCGTCTTGTACTTTTCACGGATTTCCACCGGAATTTGTTCTAAATGCTGAATGGACCCATTGTTCGCAATAATATTGTTCTTCATTTTCTCGGTCCACATGTCCAATTTCAACAAGTCCTGCATCAAATATTTGTTCGCTAAAATAAATTCGCCCGCAATCGTGCGCCGGTTGTAAATATTGCTCGTTATCGGCTCAATACACTCATTGTATCCCAGAATCTGCGACGTAGATGCAGTGGGCATCGGGGCTAACAACAACGAATTGCGAATTCCGCGTGCCCTGATTCGAGTCTTCAGTGTGGCCCAGTCATAGCGGTCACCCGGAATCACACCCCACATATCGAACTGCAATTCTCCGCGTGACGCAGGGGAGCCCACAAAACTGGAATACGCACCGCGATAATTTGTATGTAGCAACGGTTCTTCGTATGCATTTGTATGTTGTTTTAGGGCGACATGGTCATCTATATGTAACCGGTCACTGAAATCGTCGTCGAGTGCCAATGGTTCCAATAGCTTAAATCGGGCCTCGGCAATTTCGCAACTTTGCTCCAGAGCCGCGTGATAAATCGTCTCGAAAATGTCGCGGTTGATTTGTTTCGATTTGTCGGCGGAAAAGGGCAGGTCCATCATCATAAATACGTCGGCCAGACCTTGGACACCAATGCCGATGGGGCGATGGCGCAAATTACTGCGTCTGGTTTTTTCCGTTGGATAGAAATTCACGTCGATGATGCGATTCAAATTGTAAGTCACTACTTTCGCCACTTCATGCAACTTTTCATAGTCGAATTCCGCGGATTTTGTTGTGGAATCCACTTTCACAAACGCCGGCAATGCAATACTTGCCAAATTACATACCGCGGTTTCTTTCTCGTCGGAATATTCGATGATTTCGCTACACTGTGATGTTAACATGCCGTTGAAAACGCCCGCATTACGCTTATGCTCCGTGAAACAAAATGTGTCGTCTTTACGCAAAAAATTCACAACGGATTTCACGCGCACTTGCCTAGGATTGCGTTTCTGGTCTGCAGGAATTTCGCCGAAAAGGTTGGGGTCGGCAACCCATTCGCGCGGTGAAAATCCGTGTTTGTTCAAATGGTGCATGTCTTCGCGAGTGAGGTTCAAATACACTCGCTTCTTATCGTATACAATGTCCACATTTAGCCCACAACCCTGTAATACGCACTTTTGATGAAGAACCGTATCATAATTGTCCGCATACATGTGGATATTGCCGTCGACAGATATAATGTATGCCTTATCATAAAACTTGGCGAATTCGAGAATACATGCCGGAATCACGGGATATTCGCATTGCATCAACAAATCACCGGGACTTAATGTGCTTGCTTCGCGGACATCAATGTGGGTTCCGTCGGCGCTATGTATGAAAAATCGATGATATGGCGTGCATCGCAAAATGGCACCGTCGTCGGTTTCGACCGTGATCAAATCCTGATTTTCGCCGGTTTGGTAAACAGTTACTTCGCTGAATTCCACGCCATTCCAAACGCGAACATGTTGGTCGCGCAATGTCTGGATTTCGACTGGCCCGTTATCTGTCAAAATGACTGTTTCGGGTGCTACACACAAATTCGATGATTTGATGGTTCCCAGATTTTGTTGATTGGATTTGCGGTTGGCGGCGTCTTTATAACACAAATAAGGTGTGCCGGTTTCCATTTGGGCGTCCAATACCTGAAACCACAGGTCGCGCGCCTTCATCGTTTTTCGCCCACGACCCGCCGCCTCGTACGATTCGTACAACTTCACGAATTCTTCGCCGTGAACGTCGGCCATTCCGGGGCATTCGTCGGGGCACATGAGCGTCCATTTTCCGTCGGTTTTCACGCGCTGCATAAACAGATCGGGAATCCATAGCGCATAAAAAAGGTCGCGTGCCTTCATTTCCTCGTCTCCGTGATTTTTTCTCATTTGCAAAAAATTTTCGATGTCTGCATGCCAGGGTTCCAAATAAATTGCAAAGCTTCCATTTCTCTTACCACCACCTTGGTCAACATACTTTGCAGTGTTATTAAAAACTTTTAACATCGGCACTATACCATTCGACGAGCCATTCGTTCCTCGAATATGACTACCCGACGCACGAATATTGTGGATATGCAATCCAATTCCGCCCGCCCACTTCGAAATAAGCGCACAGTCACGGAGTGTGTTGTAAATCCCGTCAATGCTATCGTTCTCCATGGCCAACAAATAACACGATGATAATTGCGGGTGTGGCGTTCCCGCATTGAATAGCGTGGGGGTGGCATGCGTAAACATTTTCTGCGACATCAAATCGTATGTTTCTCGTACGCGTACCAGGTCATTTCCGTGGATACCAATCGCAACACGCAGCCACATATGTTGTGGGCGTTCCACAATTACCCGATTCACTTGCATCAAATATGCCCGTTCCAGCGTTTTGAACCCGAAATATTCGATCAAATAATCGCGGTCATAATCACACATCGCATTCAGTTCGGCGGAGTTGGCGTTTACGGTTTCCATAAATTCGGCGGTTACCAGCGGACTCGATTTGTTGTGTTTGTCGCGATAGTTTGCCAACTGCTGCATGACTTTCGAAAACGATTCTTCGGTATTTTTATGGTGATTTGATACAATAATACGTCCGGCCAATGTATTATAATCCGGATGAATGCTGGACATGGACGCGCATTGTTCTGCGGATAATTCGTCGATTTTGGTCGTAGAAATGCCCGAATATAGTTGGTCGATGACTTTCATCACAAGGGTCGTGTAATTTAATTTGATATTGGCTTCTTGACCGAGCTTCTTGATTCTGCTTAAAATTTTATCGAATGAAACAATCTCCTGCGTTCCGCTACGTTTTTTAACATACATTTCTGTATCATCTTCCACTGCGGTGCTGGGTTTTTGAATAGGTGAATCCATATGGTCGGTCTGTTATATACATATTTAATCCAAAAATGTCTATATTGTTTTATTCTTTGTTTATGTCAAAAGTTATTGAATGTTTTTGACATAAATTTATATATATGCATTTGTCTGTATGCATTTCTGCATAAATCGTCTAACAAACATTACCTTCTTCGTCTAGTCGAATCAAACAAACCGGCGCATCGGGTCTTGGCGCAATAACGTCTCCGTCGTCACTTACTAGCGACATTGACCGCTCTTTGGGTGCCCGTTTTTTACTTGCGCGGTGTTCGTACCCAGTAACCCGCTCTTTTAGAATTATATTCCATATATATTGAATGTATGGGACTACACGCGAAAACCATGGACCGTTTCGCGGTATAACTACACACGAAATTTCGTCCAAATACCAGTACTTTTGAGAAAACAACACCTTATTATCGCGAGCCATGATAGTGCGTTGTTCGTCGGTCCATGACTGAATCGACGCCCGGTCAAGCGCGTTCGTGAGTGGCATATACACATAATATGGTTTATTAGATAGTTGCGTTTGTTCTGTGATAATCGTGGGAGGGCGTGCAATAAATTGCAAAATAACACCACGGTATTCACGTTTTGTCTCGTTATAAAAGGCGTCTTCCGTTTCATATTCTTTGAAACGGGTTTCTACGAAATCACATTCGTCTAGGTCACACGTTTCCATTTGTATTTGTGTTTGTATCCAATATTCTTCCTTGGGAATACCAGTGATTTCGCGATTGACAATATTTTTAATTTCTAACATGCGGCCATAACGTTTGTTTTTGGGGTCGATATTAATACCATCCGGCGAAGCGCCAATAAACGGATATTTGGGGTGCGGAATACAGCCAAAATCACCCACCGTCGTATCATACATGTGTTCATATATTTGAACAGTGACCGGTTCATATTTCACCCCCCAATGTAACGGCCCTTCTGTGCAGGCATTACGCGATTCTTGTAGGTCCAAATCGATTGGTTTGCATTTTTCATATATTAAACTGTTTAATTGCGCTGGCGAGCCAAATACCTTCCACAAATTGCTGGCCGTGATAAAATTATACCGATAATCATACCATTCACGCGTTTTTTGTTCGGGTTGGGGAATCGCTTGTAACGCCAGCATTCTTGCAATCATAATAATTGTTTCAGTGGGACTCCTCTCTGGAATATCTTCGGCGCGCTGCACAAATGACCGCCTGGGTATAGATGACATATCCATCCATACTTCGGTCGTCTTCTCGACAAATTCACGTAGTTCGTCGCGTAGGTTCTGGTCGTATTCGTCTCTGTGTGTATCGGGTGAGAATGAACAATAAACATCCGTATACAATAAGTCTGTTGTATGTTCAATCATATTTGTGTAAAAATGGGGTGATGACATTAACCGTACGTTTAAACACACATAATCGTCGAGTATTTCATATGCGGTTATAGTTAGCTCCGCATAATCGTCCAGACTAATGGTTTGCACACTCGAGTCACATGACTCGTCGTCGTCAGCATCATCATCATCGTCACTAAACGTATCTCTGCCCGACGCAGTGGACGTGGTGTCGGATTCTGGAAAAAACTCCGAATCTGTATTTGACATTCTGTATCTGTATCTATATATATTACAGAATTATATCTATATCATTGTACGAATAAATATTTACACCGTTGCAAATATATATTAGTCATGGGCTAGGTTGTGTGACTGCGAATATGGGTTAATCGTCATTATCGGTTGCATCGATTGTCACGTCGGCATTGGGCGTAGTGCGTTTTGGCGTAAGCGATTTCAATGTGGATACCCGTTTCGTGTCCATAATTTTAAGGGTAAAATTGTGAGAAAGCTGATTGAAATGCAGCGCCGGAATGGATACAATTTTCATTTCTTCTTTATTATATACAACGTCTTTGCTTTTTGATAATTTGTTCTTGTCCAAACAATTGTTGAAGAAATTCTTTAATAGTTTGATGTCTTTCGACGGCATCGCATGTTCCTTACCGTATGTTTCCGCAAATACGTGGAGTTTTTGTATTTTCGCGGTTTTATCCAATTTTATCCAATTATCGCGTGTATTTCGCTGGCGTTCTCTGTCAAGCATTTTATCAATATTGTCAGTTGACGGCTGAGGCTGTGCGTGATCAGCAGTCGTGTCCGTGTCCATTATTTCATTTTTCACGGGTGTATTATCAGTAGAAGGAGTTGCAAACATTATATAATGCGGTTGTCTTTATATACACTAATTAAAAGAATATGTTTATCTTATTTTCATATATTATATATTGACGTCGGTATGCCGCATCATGCAAAGTGGTTTATTTTCGTCTTATCGGGTCCATTTACATGCACAAACATGGGGTTTCTGTTTTTGTATATAGCCGTCTGGTTTTTCCACACTATTTTGTCCCATTCCATATCTTCTGTATTCAAAAATAGTCGGTTCTCGTAATCCAAACCAAATAACCCCGAATGTTTGAAATATTGCTGTGTCCAAACCCGCTGATCATCATGTGCATCGTTGTATTCATATTCGACCAAACAATGCCGAAGTGCCCATGCATATCCAATAAACATACCACTATTTAAAAAAGGAAATTCCATGTGACGATTTGTATAGCGCTCCGCCACGTTTGCGTCCGGGTGACACTGTGACTCACAACCAAACACAATTGGTTTATCCATTTCTAAAAAACGTTTTCTTATTTCATTTTGAGAACCGCAATAGACTACATCATATGCATCTGTAAATAACACCATATCCTGGGGTCGAATTTGCGGCTGAAACAAGAAATCGCGGGTTTCTCGCAATTTCACGCCGAAATTGGCGGTTCCTTCCCAACCTATTGCCCTGTTCTCTTGTAATCCTAATACAAATATTTGTTCGTTCTGTTTTTGGACTTGTTCTATGATTTTATTGAGAACATGATGAGGCTTCGTTGCAACCGTAATATAATATAATTTTGGACCGTCTATTGACATGTTTTTGCGGAATGTACTTATAGCATATATTCATGCGTCGTTTTATGTGTATTTTCCGGGAATATATATGTATTTTTATTAGTGTTATACAGGTTCTCAATCTTCAAAATTTGATTCAATAAAAATATGATCGAACTTGAATGTATGAATATATTGTCACATCCCGTCGCTGGTCCATTTGCTTATGGCCCGAAACAATGCCATATGTATGCCGAATTTGGATGTGTTCCTGGCTACAGGGTCGGTGGAGAACTTGGCAATCACTGTTTCTGTTTCCTGGTCTATCCACAAATATTGTCCATATATTCCACGTGCATGGATTTCGTTGGTGGTTGGTTCTGTGGGATGTTGGTTGACCCACCACTGGTTCTTATAGGGTTTCGTGCCATATGTTTGTGTAATCCACGCCGGGGAAATGAGTTGCTCGCCACTGGGCGTTTTGCCCCCATTAAGAATGAGTTGCCCGAATATGGCCATATCCAGATTAGTGCACGATATACCGCCGTTTCCAACCGCCATTCCTGCGGAATCCACTGTGATATTTGCGTTGTATTGGGCTCCCATGGGTATCCATAATTCTCTTTCCAGCAGTTTTGCATATGTCATTCCAGTCACATGAGAAATGAGCCATGCTAATACGTCTGTTGTGGCAGAACAGTATTGGAATCCGGAACCATGTTCCGCCGGTTTCAGTGACAGCAAAAATGAACTGAGTGTGGAATGTTCTCCGGTGGGATTTGTCTTCCATCCACATGCGCGGTCCAGTTGATTCATTTCTGAGTGAGGCGACGCGTAATCTTCGGTGAATTTGAGCGAGACTTGCATGTCCAGTGCTTGGGCAATCGTGGCGCTGCCGAATACACATGTGTTTAGTTCCGGCAAATAGTGTCCCATTTTTTGTTCTGGGTCGATGACACCCTTATTTATCATTATGGCATATAAAACACCTAATATGGACTTGGACACGGATTGCAACAAATGTTTTGTATCTGGTTTCATACTATTAAAATATCTTTCATAGAGAACATTCCCTTTGTGCAATACGAATATACTGTCTGTGTATGTATTTTCGAGGATTTGGGTGAACTTATTTATTTTTCCGTCAACAACGATGTCCATGTCTTCCAATGAAGACGCATTTTGTTCAATGGTCGCGGGCCGATGGCAGTTCTCTTTTGCACATATATCGTGTGTTGGTAAAAAATTGGACACATGCTGAAATGCCCATCGATTTAACGGTGCATCTTGCCAATTATCCAAATGGAAATCGACAGGTGTATTGTTCTCCATTTTATGTTATTATGACATATATTTTATGTAATTTATCGTGCATAAGTTTTTGAATAAAATATGTAAGAATTATTATTTTTGTTAAAATTATGGGGTTAATTGTTTGTTTTTAGAAACCAAAAAGCAATAATAAAAGTATCGCTAATTTTCAAATTTTCAAAAAATTGAATTAAATAAACAATTGAATTTTGTTTATATAAAAATGCCGAATTGCCTCGCAATTGATAGAAATCGCCATGGTTGCAGATGTAATGCAATAAATGACACTCGGTTTTGTAAAAACCACACATATATGTGTGACTATACGGACGAAATGATAGCAAATCAGTCGATTTGTTCTGGCTGTAAGAAATCGTATTATTTGCCAGATGGAATTAAGACATGTTCAAATTGCAAAGAACGCGGGAAACAGTCAAAGATAACAGCAAAAGAAACAGTTGTATTATGTGCTAGTGACAAATGTAAATCCAAACGGTCGATTGAGAACACGTATTGCATGAAACATCAATTATGTGTTTTCGTGGATGAAACTGCTGCATTAGGCAAAAAATTATGCAAGCAGTACGTGCGCGGTTGCCGTGCACAATTGGATGCAGAGTATCCCAAGTCTACATGCGAAGAATGTTTGGTAATTGAACGCGAAAAAGACCGTGCGAGGCGTGGATATGCCCAAAAAACGACTGCACATGAACCGAATATGCAGATTTGCACAACGTGTTGTAAAACATTGGACGAAGAACAATTTATCGGGCATAATGACGTACAAACGAAAACGTGTGCATCGTGCAGAGAATCAAATCGTCTACAAGATTTGAAACGTGACAAAGAACACCGCAATGAACTGGCGCGTATAGCAGAGCAGAAGCCGGAACGAAAAGCAGTAAAGCAACAATGGAATGAAAATAACTACGAAAAAGTCGCATTGAAGAGCATGAATTATAGACACCGCCAAATAGAAGCGGATGTAGACCAATATTTGAATAAAAATGCGGAAAATGCAAAGCAATGGCGAGACAATAACCCTGAAAAAGTTGCCATTAGCAACCAGAATAGACTGGAAAATATACAAATTCATTATTCTAATTACATTCGGTCGGCAAACGATAAAAACCTTGTATTTGGTCTATCGCAAGATGTGTTTGATGAAATTATAAAAGCACCCTGTTGCTATTGCGGCATTATACAAGAACGCGGGTTTAATGGCATTGACCGAATGAACTCAGAAGTTGGTTATGTCGCAGATAATTGTGTAAGTTGTTGCCAAATATGTAACTACATGAAAGCGTCATTGTCGGTAGATGCATTTCTCGGTCGAGTAGAACACATTTTGACACATAACGGACGAATCAATGGGCGGTTATTTCCGGAAATGTTTCCAGATTATAATTCATGTTCTTATAATCGCTACACAATTCGTGCGTCTAAAAAGAATCTAGAGTTTGCATTGTCACAAGCTGAATTTGACGCACTTAAATTACATCCGTGTTATCTTTGTGGAAAACAATCTAATTTGCAACACCTGAACGGCATAGACAGAATAGATAATAATAAAGGTTATGTAGTTGACAATGTAAAGCCATGTTGTTTTGGATGTAATCATACCAAACGCAATTATGTACTCGATGACGTGTTGAACAAATTTATGGATATCTATTTGTTCAAAATTGTACATGAAAACACAGTACTGCCTAACCTGATAGTTAATCAAATGACGGTTGAATCAGTAGGACATATTACTGCAAATCATGGTGAAAACGCCGAATTAATACAAACAAACAATAAAGATATGGTTACAAATGCAAATAAAAAGACAGATGAAGAAAAACGTGAGGCTGCGCGCATTCGCAAGGCAAACCAGCGTTTGCGGTTAAAAGAAAAATACGGTAACGACGAATACAATCGTCAGAAAGCGGAAGAATTGGCAAAATATAGAAAAAATAAAAAGACGGAGATATAATATGTGATTGTTATGCATTAATTTATAATTTTTTTATAAATTAATAGTTTACATTATAATATTTTTTATTTTATTTTTGTGGGCAAAACCCGTTTTATTAGTTTGAAGGTCACGCAAATGATGAAGGTCACACCATTCGATCAATTACTGTAAGCCACGCCAGCCATGCCGCTCATAACGCGGAGAACGTTATAGTTAACGGCATACACACGGACCTTAGCAGTGTTGACACCAGACACAGTTCCGGAGGAGAGCACCAACTGAAGAACCGCGTTGTCGATTCTGGAGAAGTTGCAAGATCCGCTGGGTTGGTGCTCCTCAGGGCGAAGGGCAAAGGAGTACACGTTGATACCGCAGTCAGGGGCACGGGTGTGGTGCTGGAAGGGCTGAACAACGTCGAAGTAAGAACCCTCACGCTCGGAGAAGCGGTCCTGGCCGTTAAGCTGGAGCTTGGCAGTGACCACAGGGTTCTCACCCCAGCAGTGCATGTCAAGAGCAGCCTCAGACAACACGAAGGTACCGGCATCAGACAAGGTGGATCCCTTATCGGCATCAGCAGTACCATTGCCAAGCTGGGGAGTTCCAAGGAGACCACCGTCAACGCCAGCACCGCCGGCCATCTGGAATAAACCAGAAGCGTTAATCACAGACGCGTTGGCAACAGATCCACCGAAGGCATGGATGGCGTTGGGGAGGGCATCAATGGCATCAGTGTAGTTGAAGGGCTGGGCACCAAGGGTCTTGAACAAAAGGGAATCAGCCTCAAGGGAAGAGCAGTAGTCAACGTTGGCATCAGGTTGAACAACCCACACCAACTCCTTGCAGGGGTGGTTGAAGTTGAGCTTGATCTTGTTGGAAGAAGAACCGACAGACTCGTCACCAGTGAACTGGAGCTGCTCAATCAAGTACTCATGGGGGTTCTGGGCCATCTTGCGGCGCTCATCAGTGTCGAGGAAAATGTAGTCAACATAGAGGGAAGCAGCCACAAGGGATTGCTGGTAGGCCTGGGAAACAGACTTAGCGTTAGCACCAGACATGGCACCAACGGCCCACAAGCACTCACCAATGGGGCGGAAATCAATGTTGATCTTCACCTCGTGGTACTGAAGGGCAATCAAGGGAAGGGCAAGTCCGGGGTTGCGGCAAAACCAGAAAAGAAGAGGCACGTAAAGAGTGGTCTCAGGAAGGGCGTTGCGGGGAGCGCACACCTGGGCGGGTCCTCCGGCAGCGCAGGGGCCAGACACGGCGTTGAAATCCTTGTCGGTCATGTAGGTAAGTTGGGTGGTGTTACCGATCATCTTGTAGTAACCAGCCTGTTGCTCCTTGGAGAGGGTAAGTTGGTTCCAGATGTGCATCCAGTCACCGTACTGGCGGTCAATGCGTTGACCACCAATCTCGACCTCAACCTGGGCAACAAGTTGCTCACCAATGAAATCTAACCAACGGGCATACACACCAGGGGCAGATCCCTTCAAGTCCTGGTTGATCTCGGGAAGAGTCACCTGGAGGTAGGTACGGTAAGCCAAATCACCGTTGCGGCTGATTGTGCATGTCACACGGCGGCCGAAATCGGCCTGGCCAGAGAAAGTCTGCTCAATAGACTCCATGGCGAAGTTGGTATGGCGTCTGTAAGACACCTTCCAGAAAGTAATCTCGGGGGTTCCGGTAAGGAACACATCTTGGGCGCCATAGGCGACGAGTTGCATCAAACCACCAGCCATATTTTATGGATTATATTGTATCCAAAGAAAATAATTTTGGAGGAAATGAATTAATTAAAATAAAAAATAAAAAGCAGTCATTTTTATTTTTGGAAACACCCCTAAATAAATGATTCACATGACGAAATTCACGAGACCCAATATGTTTTTTAATGGATCTCATAAAATGATCTGTGTATTCATATTATGCAAAGATAATAATTACAATCATTAAAATTGTGTTTACAAATACTGAATTTCAAAATGTCTAAAATGGATCCGGTGACCACGACCATTCGTGTGTGTAGGCATTTGTCTATACATCTGGTTATGCCGGGCTACTTAACACATAATCCACCGACAGATTCGATGCCACAAATGTTTCTAAATAATTCTCTTGAAAAATCTCTTGTCGGTTCTCATGCTTTTTGGTGAAAATATAGGAGTCTTGCGATTTGCGTACAGTCCATCCCTGCTCCAATGCATTGGCGATAAACAACATCTTTTGGAAAGCCGGTTTGGACAATTGCATATGATTGGGTAGACCAATCGTTTTAGAAGATGACATGATTTGTTTTCGTGATGGATTTATATAATGAGGTTTAGATAGTGTTTTATTGAAGGATACGAGTTTTTTATTTGTGCATATATGTTATAATTAACACTTAACCTATGGCGAGTTTCACTGGTGATGCCGGTGCGGACGCTATGCCCGAGGCTGGTTTCGCTAGCATTATGCATATCGATACACCACCTCTTCTTAAACGTGTAATAAAGCAACCTAAACGATACGCAGAAGATACCTGGGAAAACAGTCTTAGAAAATATAGTCAATCCGTAATAAAAAAACCAAAATCAGCCAAAAAAGTCGCGGAAAAATCAAGTGCACTACCAATTGCACTCGGAAAAGTCGCGCTAGTCAAAAAAAAGTTGAGCAAGAACAAGATAACTGTTGGATATGCTACAAATGATGCTTTATATAAGGATATAATTGGCATGTTACTCGCGGGTATGTCGATTAGTTCTATAACAACCGTATTATGTAATTCTAACAACAAATACCGTGAAATACTAACACAGAATGCTAGACCTGATAATGAATGTAGAATTGCAAAAGAGGCGGGTGCAGAAGGTCTTACAGATTATAAAAATGCACAAGACCGAAATATTCGTAAGGACGCATATGATGTTGACGATTCAAAAAAAAATTTAATTAATAGTGTCCTAGCGGTGAATGGTCTAAAACGCCCATTTTATTTAGCAATGGTGTTAGATAAAACAAAAGGGAAAAAACGGATGACATCAGTTCCATTTACACCTTCACATATGGGTGATTGTGGTAATTGTTGGTTATGTAATTTACCAGTGCATTATTATTGGCAAAATGAGAACAGTTACATTAATACCACTGGTTGCGGGGACTGTGAACATGTGGGTGCAATCGTCGCCGCATTTTTAGCAGGTATGTTAAGTAACCAAGGAAACCCCGACCAATTTGTATTTAATTATCACCCATCACACCCACACTGTAATAAATGGAAATCAAATACCATACCGATGAAGTTTAATAAAAATAGCGGTCAATGGGAACTTGACTCAAAGGGTATTTCTACAATAGCGAAAGATATAGCAACTAGTCCTGTTCATGGCAGTGAATATTGTCCATTATTTATAAAAGCATATAATGAAAAGAAAATAACTGTCGATAACGTAAAAACATATATAAACAGACCTGCAACCGAGTGGTGTAAAGCGGCCAATGGTTTACTCACAACATATATCAATCAAAAAAAAGCAAATATTGCAAGCGCTTTGGCTAGCATTATAGCAAAAACTGCACCAAAACTCATTACGACCACAAAGATGGATTCTGCAGAAAAAATAAATTTGAAGCGTGTTAAAGGAGGAAGTGGTTCTGGATATAGTAGTTTTATCACCGACGCGGATGATATGGAAGATGATAATGACGATTCTGTCTACATTAAGGATATCGACGAATACTGTATATTGAAACCCGAATTGAATGACGAGCAAATTGGACAACTACAGCAGGAATATGATGCAATTTTTATTGATGAAGATGTAAATGATGATGACAGCGCCGACGATGACGTAAAGAAAAGAGCGAATTCAGTAGCTCGTAATACTGCGATTGAATGTTTATTTAGACTTTTTAATAATATGGAAGACCCTGCCAACCGAGGACATGGAGTTAATGGCATTCGTAATATATTAACTAATGCGAACACTAATATTAATCAGTTACTCCCTGATTTGAAAACATATATAAGTCGCAGGATTGACTTTATAACCACCATTGTGAATGAGAAAGATATGATGCTCGATGATGGCATTGAAGCTGAAGATTTGGACTTAGATGAGTCTGAATATGCGGTGGTCGATAACATTGATATTGAAGAAGAAAACGTGAATGAATTTGAAGAAGTTAGTAGAAAATTTGCCAAGGTTGGTACCGACGCGAAATATGAAACGCAACCATCTTCTCCTCCATCTCAAGTTATTGGTGTAAAGTCAGCTCTAGTAGGGATATTTGATACGCCGGCGAAACCGCGCTCAACACAAGTTATAAATACGGTAACCCCCGGGACAGGTATATCACTTCCGGGTCTAATAAATGACTCGGATACTCCAGAAGAAGATGATCCGGAAATAACGAGAATCACTGACAGTAGAATCACTGACAGTATGGATCAAGCCAATATGTCGAGAACGCCAATAGTTGGCGAGAGTGATTCCCAAACAAGTGATACTGAAGACGAAACAAAAGTTGTGACAACGAAAGTTGTGACAACGAAACGAGATAGCGCAAACATTTTCAATAACAGAAAAGAATCCCCAAATAAACGGAGTAAATCAAATGTGGCGATGGTAGGTACAGAAGACGGTACACAAGACCAAGATCAAAAAGCAAACCAACAATTTACGTCAATAGCTGATATTGCACCATATTCTGGAACTAATGGTGGAAGCCGGTTAAATAAACGCCAATCCAAACAAAAATCACAAAAACGCAACCAAAAGAACAAAACAAAGCGTATTTCTTATATCAAACACAAACAAACGCGCAAAAACAAACATTCCAAAAAAACAAAATCGAAACGTTCCAACAAAAAATAATCCATGGACATGCATTTGAAGAAAAACGTCTAATATTAGGTAGACGTTTTTTATTTTTCCAAGGGTTTTAACTAATCATGTTAATATTATACAAACATTGTACGCACGTGTGTTTAGGAGATGACGTGTTATTTCGAGATTGAGTTATATAAGGTTTAGATAGTTTTTTATGCGAGGATACGAGTTTTTATATGTGAATATATTATAATTAACACTTAACATATGGGAAAAAAACTAAATCCATCATTTGTAGAATATTTTGCGGGCTATTTGAAAAAATTATTAACTGTCAAAACGAATGGTGGCACAATAACTGCCAAAGATTTTCAAGATGCTGTTACTAATGCAGCGAACGTTTATTTACGTGACAACTATGGCATAGACGCAGGTGGAGTACGTACTGCAATTGCACAATCTGCACCAGAGAATGAGTGTACAAAAGCAATAAAAGCGCGTGACTACTACAACATAGGGCAGGACAATAGAATAACCTTTTATAAAAATCAAGCCCAGATTAGTAACGAAACCAAGTCAGACCCAGAACGCGCAGAACTACAATTAGACAATGCAAAACTCAAACACAAAACAGCTAACACTAACCTGCATAATCTAATAGTCGACGATTGGACATCTAAAACTAATATGTTAATGCCAGATCCGGGTCAAGGCTGGAAAAAAAGACAAATGGCTGTAGATTTTGATCCCACGTCGGCAGTATATTGTGGAGAATGTTGGATATGTAAAACAGACGTGATGTCATATAGCGGCAAGTCCAAGAACTGGTATGATGATGATGATAGACAGGTTGCCGACGATACCAAGGGTGCGGACCAGATAGATGGCACGACGCCGTGCGGTGATTGCGAGCATGTTTCTGCGATAATGGCATCCTATATAGCCGGCATGTTGACATCAGGTGGATTTGCAGAAGTTTATTGGGCATCCTATTACGTTGCATGTGTTGATTGTAATAGACGGAAATCAAATTATATCGGGGCAAGTTTGAATGTAACTAGAGGCTGGAAAGTTGATGCAGATGGGGTTAATGCTATTGTTGATGCTATATTTCCGGAAGGCGGTGTAGACCAACATTTATCTGAATACAACCCTATCAGGCACGCACTTACTAAAAAATATAATAACATGACCCCCGATGAAAAGTTTGTTTTTAGAAAATTTGTTCGCGAAAATATTGAGGCCGGTACTGGAACGTGGTGTGAAGCTGCGAATACAAAAATGGGTAATATGACGGAAAAGACAAAACATATCAAGATGTCATTCAATGTGAGTAAGATTATAGTAGCAATTACTGGTCATTTAAATGTTATTACAGACGCTTTAGACAAGAAGGCCAAGTCGAAAGCCGTTAAAGCGGCACTGCCTGCTGCATCTAAACGTAAAAAAACAGGTGGGGGTGACAGCGATGATCATGATGATGATGCTCCTATGGAAGGGGATGCTGCTCCAGTGACGGGGGAGGGTGACAGCGATTCGGAAAGGATGGATCATGTGGAGGCTGCTCCAATGACGGGGGAGGCTGCTCCAATGCTGGGGGAGGGTGCTGCTGCACTGACGGGGGAGGGTGCTGCTGCACTGACGGGGGAGGGTGAAAGCGATACGGAAAGGGATGATTATGGTGCAAATAATGCACAATTTGATTTGATGCATACTAAAACTGTGGAGGGGGTTGCTCCAATGCCGGCGGCGGCAGATACGCACGATACAGATTATACTCTGCGGTGGTATAATTTTTTTGGAGAACCGATAATTGATGACGAATACGAATACGATTGTGATGAGGAAGATGATGCCGAATTTAATGCCCGAATACTAAATTATCGTAATGTCATTGCAGAATACATTGGTAAAAAATACGGTCAAATATTGTTTACACAATGTGAACATGACGCTGACACATTTGACTGGTTAATAACAAATTTATCAAATTCAATGCACGAAACGCTAAAAGCATTGGACCCAGAGCGTGAATCATTAAGTGATAAAACCCTTAAAGCTCGTGTTGTAGATTTTAATCGTTCGCGTAATACAGCCGCGGTTGGCCCAACTGTATTTAGTGCATTCACCGGGTCGCCAACTGGGTCTGCTCTATTTACGCCAAAGAAGCCGCCAGTCCAGACGGCATTACCGCGAATTGTAACCGGTGAAAAACCCAAACCAGGAACAGGTTTCAGTTCAATTGCCGCAAAATATGATCCAGAATTCACTATTGGATCAGAATCCAGAACCGGGTCTACACCGCTAGTCGAAGAAGGCGGCAGCCGGTTAAATAAACGCCACTCCAAAAATAATTCACAAACCCATAAACAAAAGAATAGAACAAAGCGTGTTTCCTACATCAAACATAAACAAACGCGCAAAAACCAATATTCCAGAAAAACAAAGTAATTCATACAATTAAACATTTACACCATTATACAAATAAAAAAAACGTATAACATTAGGTACACGTTTTTTTATTTTTCCACCACTCTTTTTTATCACGCACATTTTACGCCAATCTTTTCGCAATATTCATGCACATTTTTGTAAGCGGTGTTATACGTTTCATTTATCAAATGGTTGGTTGCAATCTCGTCCGGATAATTTGAAGCAGCGTGTGCGATACTGTTCCAATAAATGTCAATAAATATAGATACACGTTTTGAACTATTACTAACGGTGCGACTATTGAAATAGTAATCCGCAAATATGAATGGTTTGTGCATCGGCAGTTGAGCTAGACCATCTAACAATAGAAACGAATGATGTCCAAGATATTTATCAAAATCAGTTGTGTATCTTGGACAAAATATCGGGTCTTCGTAGCATCCATTGTTGACATTACAACGTCTGTACCCAATCAGCACTTGCTTATATTCGTCGTCTTCCTGAACATATCGAGCAGTTAATAAATAGTTTTCTAAATGGGAATCAAAGCGTGCAGTTAGATTGGATATGGTTGCACTCAATTCGTCACATCTAGACTCACGTGCGTAATCCTGCTTAACACATTGGATAAAATACACATAGTCTCGGATTAGATCGTCGACCCGGGTGTTCAGTTTGGTGTTATTTAATCCACCACCTTCGCTTAGAGAATCCAATCGCGTAATTAGCGTGGATAATGTTGCGGCCAATTCATCATGTTTCGCATGATGAATGTCATTTAATTCATGTATATCTCGAATATGTTGGCTCTGCATACTGGCAATGCGCTGACCCAAATTCGCATAATTGGCATTCGCATCGTCGCGAATACGTTTCATGGTGATTTCAGTCGGCACAATGGCCTGCAAATAGGCGACCCGTTTTTCAAGTTCAAGCACATGTCCACGTAGTTCTAGACACTCGTCTTCGAGTTTATTGAGAACATCATTGTATTTGTCCATGAAATTATCTATTTTCACGCTCGTGTATGCCATGATTTCTTCTTGTTGGTTGCCAATATCGCGATACAACTGGGTGAACCGCTTCTTGGCCCAACTGGCCGCATAAATCACCCCGCCCAAAATAGACGCCCACATGCATGCTGTAAATACCTGATATGTGTTTGCATAGACCCAGCTCCCACCAACATCTGCGCCCATCATTTCTCTAGTATTGCAAGCCGACATTTATAACTGATTGTTAATTACTTTGATGCATTTGGTGTATATTGTTGGCCCAATTCAATTTTTTACAAAAGTTTTTGTAATATGACATCAACGACAGAGAATAAAATATACACTTATTTTAACGAATGGCAGCATGTATTAAAAATAAAACCTATATAATTACGATTCTGGTGATGATGCACGGAGAAGTAATTGAATTGAATATATTACCAGAGAAACAGGCTCATTTACAAAACGTAAATTTATTAAGTTTAGCAGGAAATTTTAGCGAAGCCGCCTTAGGTAATAATGAGATTCGGGACAGTCATCGCAAATATTTGAATAAGATGTTTCAACAGAATTTAAATAATACAACGATGTCTGTCATGCAAACCGCTGCAGATCGTATACGTCCCGCATATGCGGATTATATAAAATCATTTTTTGGTGAAGAAGCAAGTGAAAATAGTTGCAGAATATTTGATAATATCCAGTTTGATAAAGCGTTTGGAGCGGGCATAGCAGGAATTTTTGATAGAATGATACAATGTATTTTACCCGATGTTATAGGTATTTATGTCATTTCCGTGCATGAAAAAATAGATAATACTACATTAGATTTAATTTATCCGGAAGATAAGAGTCGGCCAAACTTGAATTTATTACAACACGATGATTTAATCCAATTTGCAAAAATTTTCAACAAAGATAGAGAAACCGTAATAAAACCATTGTTATCGTCACCCAGTGGCATTATACGATTAAGCGACCTGATACGTATTATCAAAGATATAGTTGGGCGTGACAAATGCAACCTGAATATTATAGATTATTCGTGTTCTAAGCTTGCGTCGTCTATACCTAATGCAGAATTGCAACATGCTCAATACATGCAGCCAAAAGATATTGAAAATGCCATTCCAGAATCTGGAGGTAAAAATGCACGCAAGAAACGACGTACAAATCGGCATTACGCAAAAAAACGATATACAAAAAAACGTCACAGAAAAAATAAATCTTCAAATAATCCAATTCAAAAAAAGCAACATAAAAACACATAGATAACTAATACTAAACTAGTTCTCCATGAATTCAAATCAAAAGAAGGGTAATCCGCAAAAAATGCCCGGCCTACATACAATTGATATTAAGCACACCGAACTCCTGGATACATTTCACAAAATAGAGACAGAAACCATCCCAAAACTGCTCGCCGAAAAGGAGGAACTAAAAGAGAAAATCAAAACCCTGTCGAAAAGCCAATATGACGAGTATATGGACATGCGCGACCGAATCAAATACATCCAACAAGAAGTCAAAACCCTCGCGCGACAAAAGAAGGAGTATTTGCTGAATAATTCCAAACATATTTTCGATTATTTTGAGCAAAAGAAGCAAATCTCCGTCGATTCAAACACACTCAACCAAAACTCCAATGTCCTCAATTCCTTCTTTAAAATCAAGGCCACACAATCGTCTGCGGCCGACCCCAATAACGACAAGTACGCAAAATCAAAGCAATCTTACCAACATTTCTGGCGAAACGTGACAAACGAGATTGCGAATATCCAAGACTTTATTGTATCGACCGACGTATGTGAAACATGTCACCGCGGAGAACTTATCCCCCAAGACGAAGAAGGCATATTAATTTGCAACAACACTGCATGTGGCAAATTCGTGACCTATATTGTCGATAGTTCCAAACCCACCAACAAAGAGCCGCCAAATGAGGTCTCTTACACGGCCTATATCCGTCTCAACCATTTCAAAGAAATCTTATCCCAATTCCAAGCCAAAGAAACTACACAAATCCCCGATGAAGTGATTGACGCAATCAAGGCGCGTATTAAAAAAGAGCGAATCAAGGACGTATCTCTCATTAACTACGACAAAATGCGCGAAATGTTGCGGAAACTCGGCTTCAACAAGTATTTTGAACATATTCAATATATTAATTCGCTGTTCGGTATTAAACCCCCCATTATGAACGAAGAATTGCACGAGACGTTGTGTGTTCTCTTCATCGAAATACAAAAACCATGGGCAGTTCACTGTCCACCTAACCGGACCAATTTCTTTAACTACACGTACACATTACACCAATTGTGCGTGTTATTGGACCAGACCCAATATTTGCCCTATATTCCTATGATGAAGGACCGAGAGAAGCAATTAGAGCAAGATATGATATGGAAAAAGGTGTGTAATGACCTGGACTGGGAATACTTCCCAACCGTATGATTTGACTTTTCAAATCGACAAACTATTGTAATATTATTACATAATGCGATGTAAAAATATTAAATGAGGGGGGATGCTTAAGCGGCAATGCGAATACCACCCACCAATGTGCTACCGAGTGTCATACCGGCACCGTTTCTGGCGCTGGATCCCATGGAGGGAATAAACACGTCCAAAATGCTAAATGTGGCAGCGGCTGTCAAGGCAATCACCATGATTTCCTCAACACTCAACGCCTTCTTGGGGATCAACATCGCGCAAATCGCCACAGCCAAACCCTCAATCAAGTATTTGATGGCACGCTTCAAAAGCTCGTTCATGTCAAACATTTCGGTCATGTCGAATATATATTATATTCAAATAAAATAATTCATTCTAAATGAAATGAAATAATTCATTCTAAATGAAATGAAACCGCCAATATTCAAAATTCGATATACAAATATTATGTTATCTAGAAAACACTTAAATATAATGTTGGAATAAAACATATAATGTCGTCATTCGAGAAGAAAACCCTGGAAAATGGATCTACGAATCCTAAATATGTAGATTTGTGCGATGAAGATGCCCCCATCGCAGGACAGAAATTTGCATGCCTCTCATTTGTCTCCCCCGAAAAAATATTGAAAAAGCGCGAAGTGTATTTATTCGACCAATTCGTCAAGAATTGGGAGTTTTCTAAATCTATGGAGCGATACTTCGAATTCATCCATTTCGTTGCATATAAACACAATATGAATGTGGAGACGCTTATCGCAGATTTCAACGATTTCGTCAAGGAGGAATCATCAAAGCTAAAGAAAAGTGGAATTGATGATGATTACAAGAATTTCATGGACAAGCAAGAGGACGCGTTGAACGAGAAATTCAACCGAGAACATTCCTTCCAAACGTCAGTACGCGGGCTCAAGGTCCGGGGCGTATTTGCTTCTCAAGAAGAGGCCGAACATAAGTGCAAGAAGCTGCGCGAACACGACCCCAATCACGATATTTTCGTAGGTCCGGTGGGCGTGTGGATTCCATGGGACCCGGATGCGTATAAGACGGGTCGCGTAGAACACATGGAAGAGGAGTTGAACGCATTGCATAAGGAGAAGATGAAGAACGAGGAGATGGCGAAGAAGGAATTCGAAGAGCGCGTGCGCGAAACAAAGAAGAAGGCGATTATGGAGAATATTGAGAAGGCAAAGGCGAGTGGAAACGTGCTGACTCAAACAATGGACGCAGATGGAAATTTGATCGGTGTAAAGGAGACAGTGAACTTCGAAGAGCGTGAGGTTGCCGATGCCGAATCTACCAAGTTGCGCAACGAGTTGTTAATGGAACAGCACGTAAATGCCGCTGACTCACTCGAGAGTGTCGATTAACCGAACATCAGCTCCCTCCGTACGCATACTCAACAATACAAAATAAACTGATAACAATATAAAAATTATGATGTATTTATTGTAATACATCATATGACAACCTTTTGCGATATAATATACAGGAAATATATTCTTACCGATGCACAACCGATGGAATTCTTAACATTGGGATATATTACAAGCCCTCAATATTTTACCACCAATATGTCGAGGGCAAATACTCGATACCACGATATTATTTATGTATTATATTCCATATTTATATCGATTTATATTCATTCGCGCACGAATTATGTAAATGCGAAATATGCATATATTAAAAATACGATTGACAATCCGTTTTACAGCGCCGACCAAAAAGCCGAATTCATCAACAAATTTCGCGATGCTCAGCGACACTATCGAGCACTGTGTAAATTCGCATATAAATGGAAATGGAATCGTGCAACATATGCCATTAAACACGATTTATTGTTGAATCCAATTGAACCCGACCAATATTTTGTGTTGCCATTATTGCATGCCGGGAAAAAATACTTGTTTACGAAAAGCGACCTGACAAATATAGTTGAAACTGCATTAACCAATTCACCTTATATTTATGCAGAGCCATTGCCAATAAAGAACCCATACAACAATTTGGTGTTCGACAAATCTCATTTGTACACGATTTATTTCTTCATGAAACACCGCATGTTTACTTTGCCGACCGTTTTTCATCAATATTTCCTGCATAATTTTCATTTAAAATTGTTTCGCGATAATAATGAGGCGCTCATTCGAAAAATGCATATTAATTCGATGATAAAGACGAATAACACGACTATTCGGCGACGGGATATAAACACCATGATTCGCCAGTACAATGACCATTGTATCAGTACTGCCAAAAAAATATATATTGACCCGGATTTTCCAAATGACGTATTATTTCGCGCAATGACGCCGTATTTGCATTTATTTTACACGTCTACCTATTCTCTGGATATTGCAGAAAAAGGCAGTGCAATGAACAATTTGAAATATCAATTGGCACGGTTTCATAAAATATCACCTACATTTGGGCGCAAATTCATAAAAATGGGATTTAGAAAAACAAATTTGCTACCGCTAGAATATGTATTCGATATTCGATATGCGCAATATGTAACCCTACCGTTTTCTAAAAACTATGATATATGTCATACCACCATCATTGAAGACAATCCGGAGGACGAAAAAGAATCAGGCATGTCATTTTATCCAATGTTGCCACAGAGTACATTGATTCCACATGTGGATGACAACGACGACGATGATGACGAACACGATAATATCAATGATGACGATGATGATGATGTTGATGGCGGCATTGTCCACCCGAATAATGCCAACCATAACGACGACGACGATGCCGACGCGGAAACGTTAAGTATGTTACGTGATGTAGATGAAGATGTCATTGAAGATAGTGATGATGTCAGTGACATTGTCCATGAATCGAGTACTGACGAGGACTCGGTTCATGAGGATGATTTGGCTATACATATGGAAATCGCAACATCCGGTTCAAATACAGACTATGATAGCGATTGAATTGTGCGGACCTACCATTTTGATTTCTTCACATTAATGGTTTGAGCGCTTTTCTTTTTGGATTTACTTGGGTCATATGCCTCATCTTCGTCATCTGACCCCATATTTTTAGATATTTCCCAGAATTCCTTGGACCCAAGACGAAACGTTGGATGATTTTCGGCCTTGTACCAAAAAATCTGGTCATTCAGTTTGTTCGATTTCGCATTGTTGTTAATGACCAAACATTCGAAGTTCTCGGTGCATTGGTCCATAACTGCACAAAACGACTCCAATGTGGGAAACATACTCGCATAATTTTCCCATATACGTTTGCGATTGGTCAAATACGGTTCTCGCAATATAAACACATAATCGATGTTTGTACGCAGATTCGGTGGGATGCCCAACGGATATTGCATGGTAATAATAAGCATGATTTTCCAATGACGACCATTCATAAATAAAAGTCTCATCATTTTATCGCGAGTCCACGATGCATCATATAAACAATCATCCAAAATCACAAATGCTCTCGGGTCGATTGTTGTACGCTTATAGGTTTCAATTTCCTTGTTTACCTGTTTTAACACCGTTTTTTGTCGGCGTAACACATTCTCAATGAGAACCGTGTTGTATTCTTCGTGAATAAATAGTTTAGGTACATGCGAAGCATAAAACCCATTACCTGCTTCTGTTCCGGAAATAACTGTGCCAATTGGGATATCTTGGTGATAAAATAATAAGTCTCTCACTAAAAATGACTTACCTGTATCACGTCGTCCAATTAATACCACCACTGGGCCTTTATTTTCATCGGGTTTAAACGTAATCTCACGCATATTGAATTTTTTTAATTCCAAAGTCATTGTATCTTATCTATACATTAATAGATATAAAATGATTTTTTAGGATAAACGTGATCGCCGCCATAATTCATAGACATACAAATTACATTAGTTTAGAATATGTGAAAAATATGTACTCACCACTTATACAGATTCGACAACAATCATGACATCGACTACAAATGAAATTCCTAAATTCACAATACATTACGCGAAACACAAAACCGTTCAAATGAATGTTTTAGATAAGACCGGGCAAGTTACCGCTACCGAAGATATTGAAGCCGAATATTCGCCGTTTCGTATTGAATCCGTGCAAAATTATAACCCGATTTATGATTTATGGTTTACATTGGATGAGACTAACTATAATCGCATATCATTAAACAATGCATATCATTTGGTTGATATGAATACAGTTGTTGGATTAAACACAAAAGATGTCGTTTCCCGTCCGGTATATATTAAGTATTCGCCTTTATTAGACCCAGTTCGATACATGGTTGGCAAATATGAATCGTGCAAACAGCCTATTCATAATTTACCATCGTTGACAAATGAAAATGTACATATGAAAATACAGGATTATAACAATATGGCCTATGTGGATTGTTTCTTTAGTTATTTGTCTAGCCAGCTCTTGAATACTCATAATTTCGTGCACGGTGTTGATTTTTATGGGTCGTTCACCGGGATTCAGGAACAATATAAAATGGATATTACCGATGATTATGATTATTTGCAATCTTCTGCATTTTTCAATAAAAATAACAAGATATTGTTTAAAACGTCACATGTGGATACAGATGGGTATTTTAATTATGGGTCGCATGGCAATAAACCACGTCTTCAAGTACTAGAAACTCCTAAACGTAACATATCTGCTGTTATCATTGAGGATTTGATATCTCCCATTATCGAAGATGTTTTGTTGGATACCGAATTAGTATATACAAATCCAAATGTAGAAAGTAAAAATAGCTCGCGAAATACGTCTGGTTCATCGGATGATTCAAAAAGCAGTAAAACATCTGCAACTAGTTTGAGCAGTGGGTCGATTGATTGTCACCATAATAGCAGCAGCGATGAAAGTGTTTGGGATACAGAGGACGATGATGATGGTGATGAGGAAAGCGATGGTGATGAGGAAAGCGATGGTGATGATGATGATTCTTATACCGACCCAGATACATGTTATGCCTACATAAAGAACTTCCCAGTGCACTGTATCGCACTAGAAAAGTGTCATGGTACATTAGATTCACTATTCAGTAAGAATGCACTTAGCAAAGAAGAAAGCACATCCGCCCTTATGCAAATTATAATGACACTCTTATGCTATCAAACCGCTTTCCAATTTACACATAATGATTTGCATACGAATAATATCATGTATATCAACACAACTGAAACGTTCTTATATTATACATATAAGCGTAAAACCTATAAGGTGCCGACTTATGGCAAAATATTCAAAATAATTGATTTTGGCAGGGCCATTTATAACTATAACGGTCGCCGGTTATGCAGCGATAGTTTTGCACCAGTGGGCGATGCATCAACCCAATATAACTGTGAACCATATATGGATGTAAGCAAACCTCGATTGGACCCCAATTATAGCTTCGATTTATGTAGATTAGGGTGTTCGCTGTATGATTTTGTAATCGACGACGACGACAATCCTAAATTCTACGATGACTTGCAACAGCTAATTCACGATTGGTGTTTGGATGACAATAAGAAAAATATACTGTACAAGCAAAATGGCGATGAACGTTATCCTAATTTCAAATTGTATAAAATGATTGCACGTACAGTTCATAACCAAACCCCTGAGAGCCAACTTTCACGTAGCATATTCAAACAGTACATTGTTCCTGTATCCACGGAAGTTCATACAAATGTACATATCAACATCGATAAATTGCCTGAATATTACACAAAGTATGTGTAAAATGGTCATAAACATTTTTATTCGAAAAATGTTTATCTAATCCGGATTATTAAGCGTTCATGTATTCTTTCTTGAACATTTCCGGTGTCATTATAGGAATGTTTTCGGCAACTGCCTTTTTGGTTTTGTTTGATACATCGTCCAACGACTTTACAATAAGTGCAAACGTCTTTTTGCTGATATTATCGTCTAATACTCCGCCCATCTTTTTCAAATAGTCGATGATTTCCGCATCTCGCACCTTCGTCATGACCACGTGTTTCCCATATAATGGATGCGTTTCGTCATGAATGACTGCCGCTGCCGTTGGGGCGGGAACCTTGTCCACGGACTGTGCATTGTCTGCTGACTGGATCGGCGCAACGGTAGAATCCGCGATTTTATGCATTAGATCGCATTCTTTTATAAATTCCAAAAAGACGGGAATGTTGGTTGCAAAACTTTTCGCGTTCTCTTTTCCAATCCCGTCAATCGTTTGTAACATCTCGATTTTGCGATCCGTTGTTTCTGGGCTGGTTAATATTTTGGGATAAGCAGTCATAATCGGCTGTATCTTTCGCATGCCAATGCCGCGCCCAAACTTATTTGACGAGGCCATAATCGTTACAAGCGATGCATTTTCCACCTGGGTTTGTATTCCATCGTATATTTTATTTACCATTTTCGTTTTAAAACCTTCCACTTTTGCATAATCGTCCTTCGTCATTTTCAAAATCGAAGGAACCGTCTTGTAACCCGCATTCATTATTTTTTTAACATTGCCGCCGCCAAGTCCGTCTACTTCTAGACCTGTGAAAAAATCGGTAATATTCTTCGCCTGAACGGTTTCATCGTCTTCCATATTATCCAACACAATATCCACGTTTGTTTCTGTCCAATGATATGACACATTCGGCATTTTTGCCATTTCGGCTTGCACCGTGACAGATTTGATATAAGGAATAACATCCCCACTGCGAATTATTTGTATTACCGCACCCACGCCGATTTTATTGCTTTCTATAAATTTGCCGTTGAACCCCGTTGCATATTCGATTGTAACTCCACCTAGACGAACAGGTTCAATGCGAACACGCGGTTTCAAATATCCGCTTTTACTTGGCGTCCATATTACATCGACTACTTTGGCTTCTGCAACTTGGTCAGATATCACCATTTTAAATGCAAATGCATGGTCAGGATTACCGTCTTTGCGCAAATAAATATTATCATCTGTAACAATAACGCCGTCGATCTCGTATTCGTAATTTGTTCTCCAGTCCATTAATAATTCGGATAATTTTTCATTGGTAAGTTCATCAACCGATTTATGTTGCACTACTTCGTGGCCAAGGTCAATCAATGTTTGTAATTGCTCACTTGGGCGTAGCGATGGCCGAATCACTTCATATGCAACAAAATGTAAGTCGCTCGTTTTATCGTCGATTGTTTTGCTATTTACAATGCCAGACACTAAATTTCGAGGATTTGCGAATTTGGATTTATACTTTTCTTCGAAGACGACGCGCGGCATGATCAATTCACCGCGAACGACACTATTCGGTTCGAGGGGCAATTTGAGAACCGACAACAAATGACTAACATCCTGTCCAATGGTGCCGTTCCCGCGTGTGTATAATTTTGGTACGCCGCCTTCGGTTGTGTATAGTCCACTTACTCCGTCCAATTTGCACGATAACACATAGGGTCCTTTGTATTTCTGTCTCCATGTTGCGAGAGCGTTTGTGTCTGGTTTAATTTTGTCCATCGATGCCATTTTGTATGGCAACTCTACTTTATTTTTCGTGACATTTGCTCCAATATTGGTCAACACTTCGTTCGTGGGGTATTTGACTTCCATATATTCTTTAATAATGTCATATTCGTTGTCACTCATAATGGCGGTTTTTGTGTTATAATATGCATCTCCCGCTGCTTCGAGCCATTCAACTAGTTGGGATTCATTTAATGTATCCAACATGTCGATTCCTTCGACACGGAATCGTGTGACCAATTGTTTCGCATTATTGATTCTGGCCTCCATATTATCTTCTTTGCCGTTTAATTTTATATCGTTTTCTTTGTTGTCTTTCTTTACAGCATGGCCAACGACTGGGACCTCGACTGCTTCGGTTGGCTTTACGCGTTTACGTTTGATTGTGGTATTCTTCGGTTTCTGTGCAGGCTCGACAATTGGTTCCACTTTATTCATATGTAATATCGGGACTAATTCGGGTAACACTTCTGCTTCGTTAGATATGGTTGTTTTTAACATTTCGTCATTAATACCGGTTTCGTCTAGTTCCAACTTGGTTGCAATAACATTTAATGTTACTGTTTTCTTGGTTTTACGGGGTTTCTGCGCTTTGGGTTTGGTCGGGTTGTCTGCTGCATCGCTTGGCGATTCCTTTTTTGTTTTGCGTTGTTTGCGAACTTTGGGATTGCCATCCGCGTCCAAAGCAACTTTTCGTGTTTTTGCTGGCTTGGTCGCCGCTGATTTTGGCTTATCAGCTATAACCGGCGATTTCGGTTTATTAGCAGATGCTACTACAACAACTGCTGCGCTTGGCGATGCCTTTTTTGTTTTACGTGGTTTGCGAACTTTGGGATTGCCATCCGCGTCAAGCGCCACTTTTCTTGTTTTTACTGATTTTACTGGTTTAGTTGCAGCGTTTGGCGATTTACTTTTGGGTTTTTGCACTGATACTGGTTTCTCCGGTTCACTGTGTGCCGGGCAAATTGGTATAATACAGTCTTTCTTGTCTACATTACACGTACACCAATTTCGCGTCCGGATAAGCTTATTATCTGTCCAACTAGGAGAACATCCAGTTGCACATTCCCCACCAGGCACAGTATCACACGATTTATAGCAACTTTGGCCTTTTTTTTCTACTCCCGTATCTGGTATAATGGGAAGGGTGGTTTCTACTGCGCGACCGTCAATGCGCTGTTCCGGCAATTTGAATTTTAAATATAGAGAACTAAATATCGATTCTTCGTCCACAAATATTTTGTCTATTTTTTCGCCCTTTTCTTCCCCCTTCTCCTTGGTATATATACCATGTTCGTTTAATGACAATCCTAGCCGTAGTGCATATCCACGCATAACAGTATTAAACGCCTTACTTCCAGTAAAATACAATATGGCAAATGGGAACTCTTCTGGCGAAGTATACATAAAGTCAACGCGGCGTGCATGTTCTGCACCTGGTAATTTGGCAATAACCAGACATTTTGTTTTTCCTCGCGAGAGAACCTCGATAATCACATTTTTACGTTTTAAATCATCAACAAATTCAGTGAATACATTGGCATTTTTTGATGTAATAATAACATCAATATCTCCCGATGTTTTCGCACCGCGTCTGTAGCTACCTACAATTTCGTACTTGGAACTATCGTCTGCCCCGATCCGTTCCGTCGCAACATTAAACGACGATTCAAATTCTTTATCAAACTTCTCGATTTCATTTCGTGGAATTCGCTTTAATATGTCATCGTAATACTTCAATCCAACTCGTTGAATATCGTTCAACAACTTGTCTTGTTGTTCGCGTAGTTCTTCGATTGTTTTGATACCCTGCTTCACTAATTCTTGTGCTTTTTTAGGGCCAATTCCATAAATATCGGTCAACCACATTTCCGGATTATCTTTTTCTCGTTCAAATACGCGTAATGTGCCGGTCTCACTATATTCCGCCATCTTTTCAAGAATCGTTGGGCCAATATTTGGCTTTCCTTCCAACTGTTTTACATCCGTAATGTCTTCTGTTATACTCAACACTGTGTCTTGTGCTCGGCTATATATGCGGCTCCTGATATTATCCCCCTTCTTATTCATCAATGTGGATAATCGGCCCAATACGTCCGCGAAAATCTCATTCTTTCGCGGGCCATCTTGCATTCCTGCGTCATTTTCCGCAACCAACATAGTATCGGGCTGCGCTAAGGATTGCTTCTCTATAGCATCCGTTATAATCTTTAATTTGCGTGCAGGCGCGGCCTTTTTCACGGGCTCAGGCATTAACGGCTCCGTCTCTCCTCGGTTTTGACCCTTTTTTATCATTTTTTGTATACTATTTATTTGTTCCTGGGTCTCATCCATTCTATACATATATCGCAGATAATATATGTATATTTTTACACCATTGGATTGCATAACGTCATCATGTATAACAGTCTAAAATCCTGGTTCGTCTGTGAATACCTGTGTCGCCTTTAGATTCAATGCCTTACCATCCGTTACGACATCCATGAGATCTGTTAGTGTGCCATTCACTTGAAAAAATAAAAACAACCCAATAAATGATGCCCCAAACACCATTACAGCATCACGAATTACATGCTTCAGTGGTGTCCATTGTTTCGAAACGTATTTCATCTCGAAAACCTTCATCATGCTAAATAAAAACATTATAATTGCTGCAACGATCAGGAGTTTTTCCATAATTTCGAATATATTACAATATAGAATATTATATGTATGTTCTAACGCAGCTGGAATTGATACCGTTCCTAAATCGGCGGCAATTCCTCAATTCCATCCAACGATATTTCATCGGACATGTTTTTACCACTAGGTTCATCTAGTATGTCAAACCCACTTAAATCGATCAAATCCGTATGTATTTTTAGTCGTTCATCGTCGGTATCACTATCTTCTTCCTCCAACTTTCTCGCAATTGCTCGAGAAGTGCTAATATCTTCCAACCGCTCAATCGATTTCGGCGCATCCACATTTTCGACTTTATTCGCATTATTTAATACAGAATCTGTGTCGTTAAATGACAATTTGGTTACAACTTTATTGTCGTCCAAATTCTGGATGGTCGGCACTACCTCCGGGACTTTTTCGTCCGCGTTCTTTTCCTTTTTCTCGGGCTCAGCCTTCTCTTCTTGTGCAGGTTCGGCGTCTTCCATGTTCTCGATAATAACTTCTTCTTCCTGCTCTACACTTTCATCCATGTATGCGCGAATGATAGCCTCGGTCGGTATGCTTTCGCGAATTGTCATCAAAATGCATTCTTGAACAATCGATTCCAATTCTCGATGATTCTTCTGTATTTGCAAAGGAGAAATATTCTTCTCGAATAAGTATACATTCATATAGACCTTTCGTGCAACGTGAATATACACCTTATGAATAAAGATATCTAGTTTGGGGATAGAAATATCAATCTTCTTTTGTTTGTTTCCAACACGTATGCATGTCAATACTTTCAACTGAATGATATGAACACATGTAATTAAGTCTTCCAAATAACCACAGCCGCTTCGTTCAATAATGCGTTTGCGTTCTTCTTCGACGATGATATTGTTCCATTTTGGAACTCGAGATAGCAGGTTTTGAAACGTCATTAAATACTTACTCGCCTCATCGTTGTCTAAACACATTTTCCAGGATTCATTAAAAATGGACCGAATGCCCTCTATAACAAGCGGCGTAAATATACTTACTAACCGACTACACCACTCATTGCGGGACTCGTTTAAATTGGATATGACAAAGTCGTCCATTGTGTATTATATTTCTGTAATACTTTTTAAGTCCTTATTTGAACGTAAATACAAAAAATCAAATATAGATAACATCAACATTTTCTCGAATCTATATTCGGCCCGTATTGTGTCAAAATAAATGCAGGCCTTTGCTTTTAGTTCATCGTCTAAATCTGTTGTATTATTTATCCATTTCATCACATCGATGCATGAAAGACCGTGCTCATATATACGCTCGCATAATGTGACTAGACTTGACTGGGATGGTTCATTTTGAACACACTCGTCAATCTCCTCGTCCAACCATTGCTCGTGGTTCTCGGTATATTGAATTTTATAATTGGAATTTTTGGACAAATCATGCAAGTTATGTATTATGCCAGCTTCCATGTATTCAGGTACGTATATTTCACAGAATCTTGACAATATTGGTTTTAATAATTTGTGCTTGTTCTCAATGATGATAAAAAATCGTGTATTAAAACTGAATTGTTCGATGCATCGTCTCAACGCCGACTGCGCATCTATCGTCAAATTGTCCGCATTAATGAGTACAATTGTTTTAAATAGGGTGCCGTTGTTTGACTGTATATTCGTTTTGGCGAAAAACTTGAGCTCGTCGCGTATGAATTTAATTCCTTTCCCATGGGCACAATTGACAATCATGATGTTTGACTTCATCCGGGGCTTGTTTTCGTCGTATATCATATTCAAAAAGTTGTTTACAATGGTCCGTTTACCGCTACCTGATGTACCGTGAAAAATGAGATGTGGAATTTTGTTCGTCTTATGAAAATGGGCTAGCTTTGCATATATAGATTCATGAATATTCAGTGTTTTTTTGGTATTGTATATTTGCAGGTTCTCGTTGGATGTCCTTGAAAATAGGTTTTGCATGTTATGAAATAAAATCATATAATGTTTATATGATTTTACCGCGCGGTATATTAGTTCTGTTTTACAATAACTAACTGTTTTGTGAACGCATATCGTTCATGGTACATCGTTTTTCGACTCAAATTACACTTGAGACACGCGATCATCAAATTACCCTTGTTATGCCCCTGATTATTGTAGATTCGGTCGAGCGACCATTGTTTCGGTTCTCGAACGTTTTCATAGAGAACCTGTACAGAGTCTTTACAATAATAACAAAAATTCGACGATTCTTCCAACATTTGTATCACGTATTCCACGTCGGCGAACTTTTCCGGGTCATGGAACCCTTTTTTTACGTCCTGGGCTTTGTATCCGTTTAATTTTTGCATTATATGTTGTTGGATTACTTTACAAGGCTGTTTCGCGACCACGCTTTTTGAGTGCAGCTGTTTTATATAGGTGCGTTGCATATCTGGCTGAAGGTCGGCGGCCGAAAACTGCCATGAATCCAGGTTTGTAATGGAACGTTTTTTGACGACTTTTGCTTCTGTTGCACAGTGCACATCCCCATAGACAGTTGATGTATCCGTCTCATGGTCAGTATCCGGGTCATTTTCACGCACTTTTTTTGGCGGTGTTAAATCTACTGTGATTTTTTTTATAGTATTCGATGCGTTCATTTATTTTTCATTATATTTTTCCACGTTTATTTGGACGTATTGAGAACCTAACCAATATTTGTAAAAGTAGAGGACAGTTTTGCGCAGTTTCCGCCTACAAAAGACGCTGTATATTCAACTGATGTTGGTTTGGTTTGTGTTTCATTTCCATATGTAAATTTCCAATGTAAATCGGCGGATTTTGCTCCGCCTTTTATACACTGGTATATATTGTTCTCAAATTGCGCGTAAGCGCCGCGATTAATACTCGGCGCCTGAGGAAAGATGTTGATCGGTTCGTTTCCGTATCCACCTAGACGATTTGCTAAAATATGTCCGGCATCGCAATCTTTCACCTCATCGTCGTCCAGCATTCGGGCGTATTTTTGAGTACACGAGGTTGTTTCTGTACCGTGGTCTAAGTCAGCCGGCGTAATTTCACCCGTAGCCGATACAACCACAATAGATTCTCCATGACGAACATAATCATATGTTACGACCGCTGTACCGTCCCCCATATGCAATGTATTTTCGCCTACAACCGGGCACGGTTCAGTCGTACAAACACAAGTTGTCGGTTTATTTAAGGCGGTAAGCATATTTAGTAAACAATATAACAATAATGCCCTCATAGTATATAGTAACGGAGAGAATGTTTTTATGGCTATTACTACTATGGTTCTCGCAATTGGTATGTATTATTTCAATGAATTCGTCCACAATTTATGTATTCGCCTATAGTTGGACCCCCGGGTTTTGTATTGGACAAACATACCCTGGTTGTGAGTCTCCGCTAGATTATTGGAAAAATAACCTCACGATTCATGGCCTATGGCCGCAGTATGATACGACTGGATATCCATCGAGTTGTACCAATGAGCCGTTCAACTCTAGTATACCGATTGAAGTGGGTTTAGATACAATGGTGATGCGATGGCCCGATGTGAAATATGATGTTAATAATCCCAATTATGACTCATTCTGGGAGCATGAATGGACTAAGCACGGCACATGTTCTGGATTATCGCAATATGACTACTTCGCTGCGGCGATTGCGCTAACGTCAGTGTTGATCACGCCCGATTTAATAAACGAATCGATCGGCAAGAATGTGAATGCGGACTTATTGCGGACATCGATTGCCCCTGCTGAGTCTGTGTCATTGCAATGTAATCATCAACAATTAGTTGGAATTTACACATGTTGGCAACAGACCGATAACCGACCGGCTTATCTTGTCACATGCCCTGCTGATGTACTACAAGAAGATACATGTAAAGCTACCGACGAGGTTTATATTCCTGAATTATAGGTTTGTGGGTGCGTGGGTTGTGGAACGGTTTGACCACATATTCCCACAAAATATGGGAACTTTAACAAGAACATGACATAAATTTGTTTGTGCATTTTCAGAAATTGGACATTTTAAAAATGTCCATTTTTCAAAAGTGAGTCCGAAAGATTTTCCAAAAATGTCAATTTTCGGTTTTACAGCATAATGCTTTAAATCTCAAAAAAATAATTTTAAGTTGGCTGCATATTTTTTTTTGTATTTTTCTCGTAAAAATATGGAAGAGATAAATACCGTTCTATAATATAGAACATTTAGAACAAATTTATCCCATATTTATCCCGATGCTTTCGTGTACAATTTGTGACTACAATACTGGTAACAAAAAAGATTATAATAAACATTTAACGACTGCAAAACATCTTAATAGAACAAATAGAACTGAAAAAACCCCAAACGCATACAACTGCAATTGTGGAAAAATATTTTCAGCAAGGAACTCATTGTGGTATCATAAAAAGAAATGTACCGAACAAACTACTAAATTGGAGACACCGACTGTAGATACTCATAAAACGACAGTCGACTCTCATGCAGTTATTATGCTGTTGAAACAAAACGATGATTTCAAAACTCTTATGGTTGAACAATATACACAACTTCAAGAGACAAATAAACAAAATATAGAATTGCAACGTCAACTCGTAGATGCAGTAAAAAACAGCACAACAGCACATACAATCGTAAATCATAATAATACGACCAATAATAACCACACCCAGAAATTCAACCTGAATTTTTTCCTTAACGATACATGCAAAGATGCAATGAGCATTACTGACTTTCTTCGCAACTTGAATGTCCACATTGATGAATTGGAATACATTGGCAACCATGGGTATGTAAATGGCATGACCAAGATGATCATGGACCGTCTCAAAGATATGGATATTACGAAGCGACCGATTCATTGCACAGATATTAAACGCGAGACAATGTATATCAAAGACGACGCTGGCTGGAGTAAAGATACCGACGAACTGACGAAGCTCCGCAAAATACTGAGCCGGATATCCATGAATAATTACAGAACTGTACCGGTTTGGAGAACCGCGCACCCCGATTGTGAAGTAATGGAAAGCCGAACATATGATTTTTGTTACAAAATGATGCGGGCCATTTTGGGCGATGTGGAAGAAGAACAAATCCGGTTGGACAACAAAATCATTAAGACATTGGCAAAAGAACTGTTTGTACAGAAATAATAGACCTGTTCATGTACCATATTTGTGGGTATATGAGCTCCCATTCCTCCCACTTTCCACAAAATCCCACGGTTTGTTCCCACTTTTCCGGCCCACATAAAAAACTTCGGAAAAACTTGTTGGCTCGTTTTTGATTTTTGGACATACTATTTCCTTGTCCATTTTTGAAAAGTGACCCAATAAGTTTTTCTGAATATGTAAAAAAATGACTTCACAGCATAATGCAGCAAAACACGATTTTACATGAAAATATTTGTGACTGTTAAATTTTTTTGATTTTTGCGGCAGGACTTTAGGAACTTTTTCTGTCAGTCTATTATATACAAGAATGACTGACGCGTCAGTACAACGAAGTTCCAAAATGTTCACATGCGAAAACTGCAACTATAGTACGAGCAGAGATAGTCAATACAAACGGCATTTAAGCACACTGAAACATAAAGAGACTGACGAACGACTTACAAATGCTTCAGTAAATACACCACCCCATATAGAATATACGTGCGATTGTGGTAAATCATATAGTCACCGGCAAAGCTTACATAAGCACAAACAAAAATGTAAAAAAACGCATGAGCCCGAAGAAACCGCCAAACCTACCACTGATAATGCAACCGAACCAGCACCAGATAAATTATTTGTATTGGTAAAAGACCTCATGCTACAGTTGGCTAAAAAAGACAAACAACATGAGGAACTTATTTCACATATGGTGACAAAAGATAAACAATTGGCAGAACTTCAAAATGCCATGAAGGAAATGATTCCACATCTCGGGAACAATAACAATATCAACAGCAACAATAATAATACCACATTCAACGTTCAACTCTACCTCGAAAATGAATGCAAAGACGCGCTAAGTATCCAAGAATTTGTCAAACGAATCGAAATTAACATGGATCATTTACGAACCATCGCCAAGGATGGCTACGTAGATAGTGTTAGTAATATTCTCATCAAGGCACTTAATAATCTGGCCATCACAGAACGGCCCTTACATTGTACCGACCTAAAACGAGAAACCGTCTATATTAAAAACAATGAAAACTGGAATAAAAGCACAGCGGACGAACCACTGATGAACGGTTTGATTAACACCATTGAAAACAAACATTATGCCGTTGTAAAACATTATGTACAAACAACTCCGGCAGCAAGAGAACTAGACACACCAGAATATAATTTCTATGCAAAAGCATGTGTACACGCACTCGGCAATTACGAAGACCATGATAAACTCAACAAGAAAATCTACAAAAAAGTCTTGCCGGAAATAAAACTAGACAAATCCGTCATATAATAAAGAAATCCGCAATCGGCAAACAACATTTTATGTTTGTTATATCGAAAATAACAAATATAAACGCGAAACCATAATGATAAGTAGCTATGTTCTCAAGATTCTTCACAAAAACCTATAATAAATTGTCGTTTGAAGACGTACAGTTTGCAATCCAACACAACGACCAGTTTATATTAATCAACACATTGCCACTCAACGAACAAACGTGTTTAATCAAGAAAACGGTTCCATATCAAGAGGAAGAAACGATCATAAACGGCCTGCTTATCAAGTATGGTTTGGCAGAGAAAAAAATAATCATATACGGACGACACAATGCGGACGAAACGGCAATCACAAAATACGACCAATTAACTAATTTAGGATTCCAGACCGTATACTTATACGTCGGTGGATTATTCGAATGGCTTACATTACAGGACATATATGGTAAGGAAGAATTCCCAACAACCACGTACACACTAGACCTATTAAAATATAAGCCAACACGAACATTCGGGGGATATTTGTTAACACGATAACCAAGCCCCCTCCACCCAAAAAATTGATTTACGTATAATGCAAAATATACGTAAATATAACTCAAACTTTTTGTATAACTACAATATACACAATGTCAACACGCCCCTTTATTATTTCGATCGAAGGAAATATCGGCGCGGGCAAGTCAACCATTATCGACAAACTCGGTAAGAAATTGGTTGACAATAAAGAAATAATCCTGTTGAAAGAGCCAGTAGATGTATGGGAAAGCATTCGAGAAACCAGCACCGGCGAAAACATCCTACAAAAATTTTACCGAGATTCGCACAAATACGCGTTCTCGTTTCAGGTGATGGCATATGTAACCCGCCTCAGTTTAATCCGCAACACCATCCGCAATAATCCAGATTGCAAGGTCATTATTTGCGAGCGTTCATTGGACGCCGACCGCAATATATTCGCAAAGATGTTATTCGATGACGGACAAATCGAGGATATACATTACCAAATCTACCTCCGGTTTTACAATGAATACGCAAAAGATTACCAAATCGACGGAATTGTGTATATTAATGCCGATGCAGAAGTGTGTCACCGCCGAATTGCCAAGCGTTCGCGTCACGGAGAATCCGGCATTCCCATCGAATATTTACAGAAGTGCAAGCTCTATTATGACAATTGGTTGTCCAGTATTCTTGCGACGACAGACGTGTTGGAAATAAATACAAATGAGGATGTCACTTATAATGTATTTGACAAGGATGACATGGGCAATCAATGGTTACAGAAAATAGAAGAATATATTCACAGACTGGTAAATTATGTTCCAAAAGAGGACAACGTCTCAATCATAGACGCAATGGAATCATTTATCGTTTCATTGCATGCATGACTGTAAAAATACAGATTGCTTTGCATATTTTATGTCAAATAGCGTGACATAAAATAAGAAAAAGAGAGGATAAGACAAAGTCGGTTGGGGATGGGGATATGGGCTTAATCAAATTTTACAATAATCTTAACTGTTTCTTTTTTAATACACTTGCAAGCGGAAATAGACAACTCTTCGCGCTTTTTGCGCGTTTTCGTATTGGAATCCACCTGTACATCGGTAGGCGTTCGGCGCTTGGCCGTGCTATTACAGCTGTTCATATCATGCTCAATATCACTAAAATTGGTTTCAATAAAATCAACAATTCGATTTTCAATCGCCCATTTAAAGAAATTCAACTGGCCAATGGTCGTCTCCATACACTGATTTGTATTATACGGAATCGTAACGCGGTCCCAGCGACAAAATGGGTCAAACCGCTTTTTGGAATACGCTTTCAGTTTGAGTTTGTATTCATTATACACTTTAAAGCGGGTAGTACTGGAAACCCCATTCTTAATTACCGGGTTCTCATATACGGTAAAATTCTTCTTGGCATAATTTGTTACAAACCAGTCGACAATACGCAACGAAATGCGCGTTTCACCGTTTATAATGTTCATCATAATATGAATATTGTCAGGATTGTTATAAAAATCGAGCAAAGTATTCATGAGTAAGTCATTTTGTGTGTGTAAATTGGCGGAACGATACATGATAAGGTAGATAAAAATATGCATTTATACCCTTTACGGCAAAATCATTTGTAAATAATACTAAAAAATTGATTACACGCGCATTCAAATGTTGGGTTCATATAATTAACCAATTACCCGTTAAAATGGATTTGAAGCAAAATAAGTTAAGCAAGACAGAGTGGGAGTCCATCGAAAAGTCCGTGGACGAAACCGAAAAAAAAATCTTAAAAATGATCGTATTAGGTTACGAAGACGTAAATGTCTGGTACAATGAGACATTGTCGATGAACAATTACATTCGTTTTGATAGCTCGCTTGAGATGGATTATTTCTTGTTCAAAAAGTACTTCGAGCCGCCTATGATTGAAGCAATTACCAAGTATGGTGCGGACACTCCACTCGCAACATATGTGTCTCCATTGGGCAGCGGGAAGCTGAAAAAGCTAAAAAGCGGGGAATCAATTCGATTGAATAATCTGGAAACAAACATACAAACAAACCGGTCCATTATATTCGAGTTTCTGCTGATTGATTTATTTGCGGAGTTAGTGAAGCAACTTAAGAAACGTAAACAAAAATACGCATTTTATTTGTATACGATAACCCAACTAAAAAAGGCGTCCATACCAAATATCAATGCATATGTTCTCGATTTGGTAAACTTTACAATCAAATATGTGAATTCATTTACAAAGACGAGCGAGATTATCACAAACGCGTATGATTTCATTGAGCGCAATAAATACTTGCTAAAATACGAGGACCGGACATTGTTTAAGCATCAACGCGAGCTATTTACCATCTGCAAACGCCGTCATAATCCGGACGACGGAAAGCTGATCCCGAGATTGATTCTTTACACTGCTCCCACCGGCACGGGTAAGACAATGTCCCCATTGGGACTGGCAACGGCGAATCGCGTGATATTCGTATGTGTTGCGCGTCACATTGGTCTGGCATTGGCCAAATCTGCCATTTCCATGGAACGAAAGGTGGCCTTCGCATTTGGCTGTGAAACCGCGGCGGATATTCGTCTCCACTATTTCTCGGCAATCGATTATACGATCAATCGCAGGTCCGGTGGAATCGGCAAAGTCGACAATAGTGTGGGAGACAATGTCGAGATTATGATATGTGATGTACAGTCTTATATTACTGCAATGCATTATATGCTGGCATTTAATCCCGCGGACCGGATTATTACGTATTGGGACGAACCGACAATCACGCTGGATTATGCGTCCCATGAACTCCACGAAATTATCCACAAAAATTGGGCAGAAAACCTAATTCCAACAATGGTATTGTCATGTGCTACGCTACCCGGACAAGATGAAATGCAGCCGGTATATGACGATTTCAGGGCGAAGTTCGACGAAGCAGAAATACATGTTATCACCAGCTACGATTGCAAAAAGTCGATACCGATATTGGATTCGAAGGGATATTGCGCACTACCGCACTATTTGTATGCGGATTATCGCGAGATGATGGCAACCGCCCAATATTGCAAAGCGAACCCGACTGTATTGCGATATTTCGATTTGCGCGAAATCATTGTGTTTGTGGAATATATTAACGAAGAAAAATATGTGGACGAAGTGTATTCAATCGATTCATATTTTGGAACAGACATAACATCCATTACGATGAACCTGCTGAAAGAGTATTATCTGGAAGTGTTGTTGCATGTGGATCATACAAAATGGGATACGATTTATAAATATATGCAGCAGGGACGTAAGCCGCGATTTAATGAACCACGAACAAACATGCATATTCAAAAAACGACGAGTAATCCATCAGTCGGTGCGAGTTTGGCGGGGAAGGCATTGGCACGTACATCAAGTGTACAAGCACCACCACAAGCGCCAGCGCAGCCAGTACAAGCATTACCAGTTGGCGTGTCCATCACAACGGAAGACGCGTATACACTCACCGACGGCCCAACGATTTTCCTGGCGGACGATGTGGATAAGATCGGCCAGTTTTATGTAAAGCATACAAATATTCCGGAGCGTGCATTCCAAGATATTATGTCAAATATAGTTACCAACAATACGCTCACTGAGAAGATTGATAAATTAGAGCGAGAAATTGCGCATCAAAACGAAAAAGCGACCACGAGTTGGGACAATTCCAAGATGACCAAGGAGGTACGAGAATTGGACAATGAAATCAATCGTCTGCGTAAACAAGTACGGATTGCATCGTTGGACGCGATATATGTACCGAATACGCGTCCACACCAATCAAGATGGACACCCGACGGCAGTATTCGAGAAAACGCATTTACATCGAATATCGGCGACGAAATGAGCAAAGAAATCATGTTGTTAGATGTAGAAAACCATGTCAAGTTCTTACTTCTACTCGGGATCGGTGTATTTAAACAGATTCCGGATAAGCGATATATGGAGATTATAAAGCGTTTGGCAGACGAGCAACGATTGTATATTATTATTGCATCGTCGGATTATATTTATGGAACGAATTATCAGTTTTGCCATGGGTTTATTGGAAAAGACCTCGGCTCGATGACACAACAAAAAACGTTGCAGGCGATGGGACGTGTTGGTCGAAATAATATTCAGCAAGATTATACCATTCGTTTCCGTGACGACGCCATGATTAAGAATCTGTTTAAAGTGCCTGAACATAATATGGAGGCAATCAATATTCGTAAGCTATTTGTAAGTGGCAATATTTGAGAAAAAATAAAAAATCATAAAAATAGCACCATAAAAAAACAACAAAAATAAAATTCAAACTATGTTAATAATTGTAGCAATATACCAATTTTTTATTGTTATATTACGCAAGATATAATTATAAGGCGTTCTTGTAATTCACCACATAAGGATTCTGTTTTAAAGTATCCATAATGTCCGGTGTATTTCGGTCCATTTGAATATTGGAATAAAGTGCGTTTGCTCCACCAGCAAGACGTCCCATATTCCTAATATCAGGCGACTGACTTGGCATAGTTCCGGCAATTGCACGAGTATTTCTCAACGAATCATCGCGTGTCTTTTCGCGCATATTTATACTTGAATTCAACATATTCATGTTACCTTGGACCATGTACCCATCAATCGTGCTGGATTTAATATCGTTATTGCGTTGATTGTATCCAGATTCATACGATGTCATTTGGCGAGTACCATCACCTGCACCCGCCCCACCCATATATTCTATACTTGTATCTTGACGATTTGTCTCATAAGCCTGTGGCTGAACTATTTTGTAAGCACCACCAAGCTGATTGGCATTGATATTCAAGTGGTTCTTAGAATTTTCCGTGGTTTCGCGAATGGTTGCACTTGGTCTATCTGCAGGATTAAAAATATACGAACTAGGAACGGTCGTGCCCGGATTTTGATAGGGTCGCAAATTGCCGACGACATTTTGTTTGCGCGAAGGGCGCAATGCGTCAAGCAATGGGGCCACAACCGCTCCAATGCTGCTGCCAACCATACCAAAATAACTATTTTGGGTATTTGAAGTACGATTATTCGGGTAGGCTTTCTTGGATTTGATGCCAAAGTCCGCGTCGGTAGCATAGTGGCGTCCATTTGCATTTGCTCCTGCAATTGGCACAGCGCCAAGCTCAACATTGTGGGATGGCATATATTCGCCTGGAACATAAGTGGCCGAGTTTTGAGAAGCAGCTGCACCCGAATACGAAATGGCGGTTTCGGGACGCGTAACATATCGGTCGATCGGGATAGAATGTAAAGTCTCGCCCTTTCCCGCGCCGGTTGTAATGAATAATCTGCCAATATCAGAATCCGCGCTGTTCGGGTGTGCACCCCCCGAATAACTCGCCATATTACGTGTATCCAACTCAAAACTTTGGTCCGGACGATTCTTTTCCATGACACCCATTTGTTCCGGTGTAGCAATATTCTTAATGCTACTATATGCAGGACCCTCGTGTCCAAGAAGGACATGCCCAGACGACTTTGGATTGGTGGCAACACGTAGGTCATCAGCCGTTTTTGGCATCCATGATTCTCGGGCCATCATACCCGAATTAAAACCATGCGCACCATCATTCGTGTAACCGAGACCAAGACCAGGAGCAACACGCTCTTCTTCGAACGGTTTTGTGTTTGCCATGCGCATGCTTTTATTCACACGGGATTGGTAGAAATCGTTCATATTCGGCGCGCCACTAGCCCAATTTTGGTTATCATTCGGTGCAAACAAAGGGGCTTGTTCTTTTTTAGTTATTGTTTGAGAGCCACTGCCCGTATAATTGTCTAAAATGCCCTCATTCGAATTTGGCCCTGCACTTTGTGTTCTCATTTTGGCCCCGAAAAAGGGGACCATGTTATTGTGGGAAAAATAAGATCCAGCCACCTTTTCGCCGGTTAGGGAGTAGAATTCGGTTTGCTCATTCGATCCTTGTTCTCGCTTAGAAACCAGATTTGCATTAAAATATTTGTCGGTATAAACAGTTCCGCCATTTTCAAATTTATTGACCGTAGAAAGCGAAGACGTTCGATCTAATTCATCGTTCCTAACAGGATATTCATTTGGATAATTGCGGTTAGGAATATCGGTATTTGGCAAAGCATTTTGATTTGCAAAAGATTCTTCTTGTTCACTAGTATTGTTTGATTGTCCTTTCATGATATACATCAATCCAAGAGCGATGCCGGGTATAGCTAGTTCCATTCTGTTATATTATATAATTATAATAATATCATATAATATTTTTGCCATAAACTGTAAATAATATGTAAGTGATTTATCGGTACAATTTACCATGGCAGCTCTCTTCTTGTCCGCCGATACACATGGATGGTCCAGTTAAATAAAATGACTGTTCTCCCACCATGGGAATTCTTGGAGTAAAATTATCTTTTTCTAAAATGCGGGTTTGAACGTTGTCAACAAACTGTTTATCTAAACCATTCAGCGGATTTAAAAGCGGCTGTTCCCATCGATTTTGTTCTAAATCCTTGTATGCCCACGCTGGATGACTTGCCCTGCTTTCTTCAATAAACGGCTGTTCCTCGCGATAACTCGGTCTGTAAGACGATACTTGTGCTGCTGTGTGTTGGTTTAAATCAATATTATCGCGTGTTTGTATGCGAGTAAGACCGCGCAAATCGCTTTCCAAGTTCACTGTATTCGTTTGCAAATTTGCGCCCCATTTTTGTAGACGTAGTTGAGGATCTTCCATAAATGGTAAGTCTAGGCCCGGACCAGGGGCATTTAACATGTATCTACCGGTAAAACTGCTTTCCTCGTTCTGTTTTTGTATTCTGTGCGGGTCATCGTGAAATCTAGTGAATGACATTTAATTAGAATATAATGCGAAAAAAACTTTGACATTAAACATACATAAATAATAGGAACATACCTATATTACAAAACGGATGAACGTTCCTAAAATATGTTTGAACATGATAGTAAAGAATGAAAGCAAAATCATATTGCGATTATTAGAATCTGTCACACCATTAATCGACAGCTATTGTATATGTGATACAGGTAGCACCGATAATACAATTGAACTAATCCGCAATTATTGTGAATCCCATAAAATACCAGGGAAAATAATAGAAGAGCCGTTTCGCGACTTTGGATATAATCGAACGTTTGCATTGAATGGTTGTAATGACATGGCTTGCGCAGACTATATATTGTTACTGGATGCAGACATGAAATTAGAGATGAACATTGCGAATATAGAGGAATTCAAGAAAACGTTGACAAAAGACGCGTATTATCTTATTCAAGGTTCTCCTAGTTTCCACAATCAAAATATCCGTATTATTCGCAATGATCCTACATATTATTATTGGGGTGTAACTCATGAATACATTGAGTTGCCGGATAATACATCAATCGACAAGATAGACAGTAACGTGTTGTTTATAGATGATATTGGAGACGGAGGGAGTAAAGAAAATAAATATCATCGAGACATAGAACTATTAAAGAAAGGGTTAGAGACGACGCCGAATAACCCGCGGTATTTGTTTTATCTGTCAAATAGTTATCGAGATTCGGGCCAATATGATCTAGCGATCGAAACCTATAAGAAGCGAATTAAGGTGGGCGGATGGATCCAAGAAACGTGGCATTCTTATTACTCGATTGGAAATAGTTATATGCATATGAATCAATCTGCACATGCCATTTATTATTGGTTGGAGGCGTATCAATTTATGCCGACCCGCATAGAGAACCTGTATAAAATAGTGAATCATTATCAATGTGAGCAAAAGTATGCATTAGCATTGGTATTTTATGACATTGCGGATAGGGTTCGACAGCAAAACCCGCCACATAATCATTTGTTTCTTGAAAATGATATATATGAACATAAATTAGATTATGAACTTTCCATTATTGGATATTATACGAAAATAAACAAAACCAATATGATCAATATGTGCATGAATTTATTGAACAAACGTAATATCCAGGCATATATTTATGCAAACATCATGTCAAATTACAAGTATTATTGTCCAAAATTGTCGGCGCATATGGTTAGCAAAGATGCGCTTGACCCCACATATAAAAGTTTGCACGACGCATTAACGAACATAGGCACCCGCCTAATGCAAAATGAGTTAGATATGTTTCCAAGTACGCCAAGTATATGTATGAACCCACATAACAATGCCGAACTGTTTGTATGCAAGCGGTATGTGAATTATACAATTGGCGCGGATGGAGAGTATGTAAACAAAGAATTTACTATAACGAAGAACGTATTTGCGACACTCGTGCAACAAGATGACAAATGGATAAAAACGAACGAATATATGATGGATTATAACCGAGAACACGATGACGTACATATTGGATGTGAAGATGTAAAATTATTTCACAATGGCAAAGGTATCGAATATACCGCGGTCCGAGTAAAACCTGACACTAATTATCAAGTAGAATATTGTGCATATGATCATTTTACAAATACAACTTTATCGTCAACCGTATTATCCATGCAAAAACCACAGCCGTATGAGAAAAACTGGACATTATTTCAAAATCATAATGATGAGCAACGTATTGTATATAAATGGAGTCCATTAACAATATGTCAGCGAAACGACAACGATGTAAAAATAATCCGCGAAATACCTACGCCGTACTTATTTAAAAATCTGCGCGGGTCAAGCAACGGCGTCCGCATAGATAACGAAGTCTGGTTTTTATGTCATTTAGTTAGTGACGAGAACCGTGCATATTATTACCACATGTTTGTCGCAATTGACATTGAATCGTATCAAGTTATAAAATATAGCCAGCTGTTTACGTTTGATAATGAACCAATAGAATATTCGTTGGGGTTTATACATATGAAAAAAGATGACAAGTTTTTGATAGGTTATAGTACAAATGATAATAAAACGAAATTTATGTTGATTAATAAGGCGGCAATCGATGAAATGTTTATTGATGCAAACAATAAACTATAATTTGCACACAAATGTTAGTAGTTTAGGGTCGGCAAGCAAATGACGAAACCAAATATTATATAAGATTAATATATAAATGGCAAAACAATTCAAATCAAGAAGTCGAATAACACGTAAGGTGCGACGTGGTGGGAATGGCTCGCCGCCGAGATCTCACTCAAGTGAAGACAGAATTTTTTCAAGACCTACGAGTGCCAACAGTAAGTCTAAGTCCAAGTCTAAGTCTAAGTCTAAGTCTAAGTCCAAGTCCAAGAGTCCGGAAGATCACATGATTGACACATGTCCTATCTGTTTTGAACATCTATCCACATCCCCCATTGTTACGACGAAATGCAAGCATACTTTCCATGAGAATTGCTTACTTGGTTGGTGCAGCGCGCAACGTACCAACAAAACATGCCCGGTTTGTCGCGGGGAGATTAAAGCTACTTGCGAAGCTATAGCACCATTTAATAGCATGGAGATCTTCACATACATTGATGATAAATGGTCGACACGTCGCGCTGCTAATATTGAAATGGTCGCTCTCTTGATGACAAATCCAACATTTAACCCAAATGTTAAGGCTTCATACCAAGACTCGCCTGGTGAATATTCATTATTCTGGCACCTTGCACGCGATGAGTACTGGGAACTACTACCGAAGTTGCTTGCCCACCCAGACTTGGCAATCCCTGCATCTGACGCCGCAGATTTTGCTGGCGATAAAAGAGTTCGTAAACTTCTTGTAGAATACAATAAAGTCCCACCAAAATTAAAAAAGTTATGGATGTAACCCGATTATATGTTTAACTACGTTTTTATATTTGTAAATGCGTATCAGTGTAATCGCGACGTTCATTCCGTGCCTCATGAAGTAGAGTCGTCTTCAATCAAACCATCTTGTTGATTTATAGCAGCCTCTCTACAACAACCAAACGTGCGTCGATGAAACCGTGTTATGCCGTGTTCGCGAATTCCATCAAGATGCAGTTTTGTACCATATCCCATGTTTTTAGACAAGCCATAATGTTCGTCTAAAAATGGATATTTTTCGCACAGTTCGAGAACGTGATTGTCTCGTGCGGTTTTTGCCAGAATACTGGCGGCGGCAATCGCCATGTACTTTCCATCCCCCTGTTCAATTGTTTCGCTACGCAGCTCTACAATACAACCTTGGTCTTCGTCATATGAACGGAACGGTGTGAAATAATTGCCGTCCACAACCGCCATAAAATCCGCGAAATTATAAGTTTTGCCCATTTTTTCATTTACTTTGATCATGGTTTCGCGAATGCAACTATGCATTCCGTGCATAACCGCCTGTAATATGTTAATATCGTCCACTAATTTAGGCTCTTCATATGCAACGTGCCAGGCGAGAGCATGTTCTTTAATGTAATTTGCAACTTCGTTTAATTTCTTCTTGGAGGAGAACTTTTTACTATCTTTCACATCTTTCCCATCGAAAAGCGACGGTTCTTTAGGTAAAACCACGCAAGCTATATACACACGTCCAAACATACATCCACGGCCGGCTTCGTCTATGGATAATTCAAATGGCACGGACGTGTCATAAAACCGGGTAAGTAGCGTAGCTTGTTTTTTAGTTTTCGGCGCAGGAGATTGTATATCGGTCATTGAACACCTATTATAATGCAACAAGACGCAAAAAAATTGTGTCAATTTTTCGTAGCGTACCTGCGCCACAATTTAGCATTTTGTAAATTATATATTTTCGCAACATACTGTATATTTATAATACAATGAAGTTAAGCCCGGCTACGATATTTTTCCTATTATTAATATTTTTAGTGCTTTCTGCATTATTTTGTAGATGGGCTGTGCAAGATGTGGATGGGTTTATTGGATATAGAAAAAACGCTGAACAGCTTACAGAAGTTATATTACCTATGTACTCTGATAAAAATAAGTTGACTAAATTATATGACAACGTATACTTTGATAATACAAATGGAAGCATCGTAGAAATTGAGTCGCCCCCAGCTAAACAGCCAAATGACGTGACTTTTGATGAGAAAACACAAAAGACTGTTATAACTACTCCGCCGGAACGTGTGGACAATATTGGCTCTACCATAACAGCTTTACATCTATTGCCTCGTACTGGAAATGAAGTGAAATCATATAAAATCGAAAAGATCACTGATGTGATCCCAAGTCCCGCGACTACTACTGCTAATTCATACACAAGTAAAGTATACCAGACAATGTATGGAGACGGTAACCAATATGGACCTCATCAATCTGTGTTTATGATGCCATGGAAAGATACCACATATGTTCATATTATGAATAATTATACTAGTCCGGCACCTCGTAATGTTGGTACATTCTTTTTTAAACCTGGTGCGCCTGCATTGAGCTTTCCATATAAGAATCATGAAACGATTGAGATTCAAGGACCACGGGCTGATACAAATCCAAACAATAACACGTTAGTCATTGAACCTCTATATAACACAAAGCGCAAAGTGTATCAAATAAGCGAGTTTGTGAAATATGATATTAGCAATGCGAATCTCTTGATAACTGTAGACGCTAAAGAATTAATTGTATATACGCGAGATGGTGGAGCGTTTCAGGTATTAGAAACCGCTGAGAGTACTAAAGGTGACGAACAGCCAACGGTAAAAAATAGTGCATTTATGCCCCGTGTGCTACATGACGAATTGGGTCAAAATATGGTCATATATGTACCCAATGGCAAGCAAACATTAGTTGCACTTGTCTGTGCAATTGAGAATAAGATGGACTTACGTAATGTATGCAGATTTAATGAAACTGGTATAGAAAATGGAAAACCATCGACAGCCAGCAGCGGCGTTGGAGCTAAAACAGCCAGCAGCGGCGTTGGAGCTGAAACAGCCAGCAGCGGCGTTGGAGCTAAAACAGCCAGCAGCATTGGAGCTAAAATGACAACTACTGCTGACATCGACATGGACAATTATATGTTGAAGACACAAATAATACCGCCAGTGTGTCCGTCATGCCCATCGTGCAATTTCAACTTTAGTGGGGTATGCAATCAATGTGGAGGTAACGGAGGTTGTGGTACGCAAACAATTAATGGCGAAAGTTTACTGATAGGTGGTAACCCTATCCGTGACGCTAAAGACTCATCGGGTAATATTTTAGGTATACTGGCAGACACATCGGGTAATATTATACGTAGACCGGGAGACACATCGGGTAATATTATACGTAGACCGGGAGACTCATCGGGTAATATTATACGTAGACCGGCAGACACATCGGGTAATATTATAAGTAGACCGGCAGACACTGCTGC